TAGGTATAAAGTAAGTTCCATGTGTTTGAACATTAAAATGTTGTCCTCTTCCATTTCCTGTTGAGGAAGATGGTATTAAATCCCATGAAGGTGTTATATATCCTACACCATCTGATTGTGTTGGGTAGTTAGCAGATGATGTCATTGTTTGATCATATAAAAGATCAGATCCACCTATATCTGTATTAAGTACTGTTACTCCTGATCCTGATATATAAGTGTTAACCCAACCATTAATTTCTGGTTGTGAAAATTTTAATAAATATCTACTAACTTGTGGATTGCTATTTTTAAGATAAGTTGATGCTTCTATTACCTCATCCAAACCGGTATTCATTGCCTTTTTTTCACTATATAGTGATGTATCTTTTGTAGGAAAAATTTTATATATTGCCATAGTTTTTTTTTATATTGGTACTACTCTACCTCTAATATCTTGAGTTGGATTTTTAACTTCAAAAACCATTGGATCAATTGATGGATATAATACATTATCTATAGTAGATCCATTAACATCATATGAAAATTTACTATAACCTAAACTTTCTCCTGCTAAATTAACAATTTCTATATTATTTACAGTTTGAACACCTTGTACTTTATCTAAAAGTACTGAAATATCTTTCATCATAATAGGTTCATTAATTTGCCATTTATCTATTTTAAAAAATGACGTTAGTGAATCTATACATTTTGTTATAGTTTCAGCATTATTAAAATTTGGTCTTACTATTATTTCAAAATTTACACCTATATTAATTATATATGCATCTTTAATTTTAATTGAATCATTTATCATTCTATATTCTGATAGATATGTTTGAAGATTTCTTTTTAAAATATCAGATGCAGTTCTTAATTTTTTATTTATATCATAAGTTAAAATATATAAATCTAAAACAGAAGGTAAAGTACCAGCTTCATATTCTCCTACTTTATTAGGTTGAACATGAGCTTTTGCAACTACTCCTAAATTAGAAGGCATAGATAATGATCTAATTAAATAATCTTGAGATGTTACTGTTCTTAATTGATTTTGGAAATTACCTAATGAGTTTTGTCTTAATTCTTCAACTGTATCTCCATCCATACCACCATCAGCTGCTCTTACATTATTAGATGCTACAGAACTAAATATATTATCAGCTAAAGTAGTATCTGCTAAATCCGGATTAATAAAAGTAATATTTGTATCATCTACAGCTGTTAATACCCCAGCTTCTACATTTGCTGATGCGCCTCCTCCTGTTAGATATCTTACAGTTAAAGTTGTATTATAAGGAGCAATACCATAAGTATTAGTATACACAAAATTTAAAGGAGAAAATGCGGTTGTTAGTTTTGTTTTTTCAAATGGTAATCCTAAACCAACATTATCAGGATTAGGGACTATTTCTTCATCTACATTTCGTGTACTACCTGCTCCAAATTGTAATTGTAAAGTATTTTCATTTAAAAATCTTGTTACAAATCTTCTTTGTACTGATTTTAATTCTAATAAATAGGGAACCTCAGTATCTATTGAATAATTGGGGTCATTTGTATTTGTGTTTCTAATCGAATTAAATACGTTTTCTTGCGCTAAATTAGGCACTTCATACCAAATATTACCATCACTATCTATTACATCTAATACGCCTATAATATTACCTGATATAATATTTCTAGTGTCAAATTTTACTGAATTATTAAAAGTAAATGTTTGTGATTTTACAGTAGCTGATATAGCTTTTCTTTTTTTCTTTAAAAGGAAATATGTTGGGTTAACACCTGATATTTGATATATTGAAGTTTCTGTAGGATCTAATGAACTAGAAGATTGAAAATCTACTGCATCTTCTATTATAAAATTCATATTTGAATCTACATTTGAAGAAATTTGTGTATTTTCAGGTATTACTAAAGCATAGTCATAATCCGGGACATAAACACTTGCACTTAATTTTGATGGTAGTTGTTGGAAAAAGTCTAATTCGACAGATGCTACTGTTGTTACTTTCGGAATATACCCCATAGAATAAGCTAAAGAATATAAATTTGTTGTTTGTCTTGCTTTTTGTATAAATGTTTCTTGGATTTGATTATCTAAGTAAAAAGATAAAACATCACCTACATATGCTGCCATTTCCATAAATAGCATCCCAGTTGAAGTTTCAGTAAAATCATTATAAGTATCTGGAAAGTATGTTCTAGAATACTGTATTAAATTATTTCTTAGAGTATCAAAATCTCTATCTATATATCTTATGTCTCTATTTAGTTTGCTCATTATTGTAATAATATGTTTATTTCATCGTTTACCCCAAAATTCACAATCTGGTATATTAATGTAAAGTTAACAGTATTTTCATCTGGTATGTTATTAAATTTAATTTCTTTAATTATTACACTTGGAAAAAATAAAGTAATATCATCTTGAATTGTATTTTTTAGGTCATCATTTGAAATATCTTGCATATTTTCAAATAATAAACTTCTTAAATCAGCCCCAAAATTAGGCTTAAATACTCTTTCTCCTTTATTTGTTAGTAAATAATTTACTAAATTTGCCTTTATTTGATCTCTTGTATAATATGTTGGCACAAAAACAGCATCCCCATTTAAGGGAAAGCCAAAACCAATAGCTCTACTTTTTTGTAGATCTATAGGCCATTTATTTTGTATAATTCTTGCCATTATTTATTATTCATTAATCCCATTATTTGAGACATATCTACTTCCCCTGCTGGTAGTGTACCGTTAGCTACATCCATCCCTGCTTGAGGTTGAAATGAATGAGCATTACTACTATTTAAAGTTGCATTTGTATCTCCTAATATATTTTGATATGCTGTTCTTTTATCTTCTGCGGACATTACAGGTTGCGTAGGAGTTGGTGGGGTATAATTTTCAACTACAGGTGCAACTGGTATTTGTGATATAACTTTTGGAGTTTTAACAGCTTCCAATAAAATCTCTTTCAATTCTTCTTGAATTGCTTCTTTTACTGATTCTTTAATAATTGCTTTTAATGCTGATGTCTTCATTTTATTTATAAATATTAAGTTTTTATATTTTTTATAGTAAAGTAGTGGAACTATCGTCACTATTTATAATTACAGTGTCATTACCTACACCTCCACCACTTCCACCTCCGCTATTATCACCTCCTTGAGGTAAAACAGGCATTATTTGAAAATTGGATTGGTTACCAGTATTTCCAAGATTTTCTACTATTGTCATAGTATAATTCCATATACCTTTTTCTGTTAATATTGAAGGAGCTGTTGATGAAACAATACCTCTTGTAACATATGCTTCCCGACTTAATTGGGCATTCATAGGTTTATTTCCTTTTTGAAATGTAATTATAGTATTGGTTAAACTCATTGATGTATTTCCACCATTAGTTGTCATTATCACCCTAATAGGTTCATTAACTACTATTGTTCCTGATACTTGATTACCTGTAAATTCATCTACAGGAGTTACTATATTAGGACCATTTAAAACATAAGGATTTAAATTATTTTCACCATTTGGTCCAAATGGATTTAAAGGTAGATTTTCACCTCCTCCAGTTGGAATTTCTCTTAGAATTTCATTCTCAACTCTTCTACTTACTGATATTTTATTTACATATAAATCAATAGCATATTTCATTTCTTCAAATAAAACTTGAGTAGAAGCACTGTAAGAATATCTTCCTTGAGGTTCTCTTTCGGGAGCATTGTATATTGTTATTACACCTAATATCTTTGGTGCTTTAAACCCACCTAATTCTTTTAACCCCCCATAAATATATTGTGTAGAAGGATCTTTTGCAAAATCCCTTGTAGCTGATATTCTTCTTGATGGAAAGGAAAATTCATTATCAGGTTCATTTTCTAATGTTAATCTAAATCCTTTGTAATATATCCCAGGTGATGCATTGGGTGTTAATTGAGATGCTAATTGTTCATCTGATGATACATTTACCCCCAAAGATGAATTTTCACCAGAGGCCGCAATAGATTCTGTTATAGTAGCTATAATTGCTGTTTTTACTTTATTTATTTCATCTTGGGGTAAATTGGGGCATTGGTCCCCTACTTCTGATATTGTTTTTACAAATTGTAATGTAATTATTGTTGGTTCTATAACTGATTCTAAAGAATTTAATTTATTAATAATAGCAGTGATCATGTTAAGTACCGCTCTAATTAATAAAGGCACAACAGTTGTAACTCCCTTACCATATGTTAATAATTTATCTAACTGATCTAAAGAATCTGAAAGTATTGTTAAAACATTTATAGGGATACCTACTCCAGGTGGGACTGATGTAGGTATTGGAATAGCTTTTATTACTTTTATAGCTACCTTTACTGTAGATATAATATTATCTAATGCTGATGCTGATGCATCTAATGTTCGTAACGGTTGTTGTATAGTTTGTAATGCTATTGCTATTTTATTTTTATTTTCAATTATATTATTAAGAGTTGTTAAGGTATTATCTACATTAGATATAGCTTCTTCTTTTTGGGATTGGGTTAAAGGAGGTACACTACAAATTGCTTGAGGTGTTAATAACGACCCAGCATCATCTGCTCTTCCCTCTAAAAGATCATCTAAATTAATAGGTAAAGTTGAAGGATCTATCCCAGCTTTTTCAATAGCATTTCTTCCTAAACCTTTTATCTTTTCATCCATTAAAGAAAGAGCAGTTTCTAACTTACCAGTATCCTTAGCTACTTTAACTACTTGTTTTACTATTACTTTTTCTAAACCCATTATTTGCTTTTGCTTACTTTAGATTTATATTGAGCTATTTGACCTATCATTTTTTGAGCTGATTGTTGTACTTGCACTGCTGGTACAGGAATAGCCCCATTAATAGCAAATGGGGGTCCTGATCCTATTGGTGTCTGTAATGCTGCTGTTAATGAAATCATTTTCATTAATAAGTCTTGAAAATCTGCTAAGAATTTATCACCTAAAATAATAGGTTCAGTAGCATATTTATCTCCTAATAAAATTTTCTTTGATTGGATTACAGTTTCAGGTGAATCTATGTTAATACTTTCTAAAGAATTTAAATTAATTGATTTAAATGAACTTAATAAAATTGAATCACTTTTAGAATTAAATAATAATCTTCCAGAATTTAATATTACTTGTTCTCCCACAAACTTATCAGTAGATGTAGGTGGAGAAAAATAAGAATTATATTTTTTACTTGATACTTCTATAGGAATAGCTTGAGTAGAAGTTAAATATATACTAGATTTATCTGTATTAATATCTTCTATTTGAGGTACCCAAGGATCTGTATCTTCCTCATGTTGGCCATTCTTTATTATTATTAAAGGATCTCCATTTTCACCATCACGTGACCAGGGATTTGTTATTTTTGGATCTAAAACAGTTGATCCTAATCTAATGGTATTTCCCCATCTACCTTGAAATATGTTATCTCCTTCATAAGGGAGAAGATTTCTAATACTTAATTTTTCTTGAAATGTATCACCTAAATCAATTTCAGTTCCACCATCTGTTACTCTTCTTACAGCCCCAGCTTGTGTTTCTTCGTAATCCTGTTGTTGAGATGGAGGTAAGATAGTTCCAGTAATAGGATCTGGTATTGCATTATGATGTACACTATTCCATATATTAATAGGTTGAAAATAATAATAACCAACTTCATTTACATTTTCTTGTACATTACTATTAGGTAAAGACATTAAATAAACTATTTCATTTTCAAGTGGTACTATTGATTGATTGGGGAATAGTGGTCTTGCAAAGTTATCAGATGTAAATTGAGGAGATGCATTTGGTTTATTTAATTTATCAAAAAATAAACATCCCATCGAACTCCACTCTCCAAAATCTTTAAAGGCTTGAGCATTTGTTTGATCATCTAACATTACAGCCATAACCCTCCCAGAAAATACTCCACCTGAACCTGCTCCAGATGAGGATTTTGATCCTTGATTTGCTAATGATGTTGTAGGTCTAACAGCCATTAATCTTCTTTTTTAACTTGTAATTTTTCCATTTCAGCCATTAATTGATCTTTTTCTTCATCACTTATACCAAATCCACCATCTTCACTCTCTGTATTTACTGCTCTTTGTATAATAGTAGCCATTTTAATCAATGCATCATCATTTTTAACACCAATTTCCATATATTCTTTAATTAAAGGTACAATAAGAGTAGCATCTCCTATTTCTTGTACTAATGGTTTTAACTCAGATATTAATGCTGTTACTTGTTCTGATTTTTTTCGTTGGTTGTTATAAATTTCTTCTAAAATGTCCGAAAATTTTTTATCACCAAATATTATTGAATCTAACTGTCCCATATTTTTTGGTTATAAATATAAAAAAATTATATTTTTGAGGAAGGGTAATAACCATGTTCTAGATATACTAAATATTTTTCTTTAAATATTTTATATAAAACATTAGCTATTTTAGTAATTTTAGGGGTTTTAACATCAACCATTTCTCTTATATAAATGTATAATGCCTTTTTATTAAATATATCTATATTCTCTCTTTTTCTAAATAATTCTAAAATGGCATCTGCTATTTGAGCATCATTTCCTTTAGGAAAAATAGTATATATTCTATCAGTACAATCCTTAACAAATTGGTCTATAAATATAGATAATTTATCTTCATATTTGTAACCTTTCATAGCCAAATCATCATGTTCAGATTCCTTTTCTGTAAATGCTGAAATGCCTTCTTCCATTTTGGGAGATGTTATAAATCCAGGGGATAATTGGTCTAAATTTGAATAATTATTAATGTCATTTATTTGTATATTTTGAATTTTTTTACCATAGTTTTTAGTATTATATACTATTAACCAACGTTTTACTATAGTTCCAAAATAAGAATATGCTTTAGCTCCATTTTCAGGATTAAATAAATGGATTTTACTTAATAAAAAAACCATTAATTCATGTTGTAAATCTTCTAAATTTTCAACTTCAGTATAATAAAATTTAAAAGTATGGATTATATTTTGAGTTAATTTATAAAAAGGCCAATGAATGTGATCTTGATATAAATCACTTCTTTCTTCTTTATTAGTAGAGTTATTATACTTTACAATCGCAGCTTCAGTATCTTTTGTAAAGTAGACTCTACCTTTTCTTACCTTTTTATTCTTTTCAATTATATGATCCATTTATTCTTAAATTTTCTTGATATTAAAATCATTAAGAACTTCTTGGATTTGTTTTATAGTTTTAAAGAAATGTCCTACTTCATCATCACCCTCAAATGAACCCTTAATGTCTGTTTTTTTAATTTTTTCATCTGAAACCTCTATTAATCTAGATATATTATCTAAATATGTTAAATATCCTAATAAGATATCTTCTTGTTTTTCGTTCTTACGTAGTAGATTAATAGTCGTAAACCCTAAGACTACGACTATTATTGAAAGTATTATTATTGTTGTTATCATAAATTATCTAACATATTTTTGAGCCCTGGACTAGATATTGTACCTAGTGCTTTAGTTTTAGTGGACTTGTTATTACTTGATAATGTATAATTCTTTTTGCTAGTATCCACGTTATTCTTAAATTTAGGTAACCATTCCTTCTCAAATTCAACCCTAGCTGCTAACATATCTGCTTGGTGAAGAATAAATGGTAAAGAAGTTCTTGGTTTTGTTTCGGGCATATATGATTTAAGATATTTATCATTTGCTGGATCATATAAACCATCATGAGTTTGAATTGCTACCATTTCATTAAATGTGTATTTAATACCATTATCTTGAAGAAGAAATAATCCTCGATCTGGTACTGATGAAAATGCAATTTCTTTATTATGCATATAATCTTCACCTAATTTATCTTTTCTCCATTTATCAGTTTGAGGTAAATAAGATTCATGTTTATCATCCCCCATTTTACCTAAATCATGATTAATTGCTGAGAATACTAATTCTTCTTGAGTAAAAGTATCCATATCACATCCAAATCCCTCCCAAACAGCAGACATTGATAAAGCAGCTTTAACTACTCTATTTACATGATCAATATATCCTCCTGGAAATGCGTTGTGATATTCCTTTTTATGTGAAGCTGGCATCATCATAAGACGATCCTCATACTTTTTATAAAATGATTTTAATAGTTCCTTACGTGGTGATGAGATATAAGTATCAATGTTACCTATAAATTCAACCCAATTCATCTGGATTTGTTCTGCTGATAGTGTCATAACTTTTATTAATTTTAAAATTTATCCGTTTCTTAATGCTGCATGTTCTCTTTCTAACTGTGTTTCTAAGTCTCTAAGAACATTTTCTGTTTGTTCTATTTTTTTAACAAACTCCTCTACTGGTTGTTGTGATTTAACCATTAGTTTTAAATTTGTTAAATGACCTTGTATTTTATTTGTTAGGTGTACAATTGTTTCTGCGTTGCGTAATGCCATAATGTTTGATTTATATTAAACTTAAGTACCTAGGTACCATATGTACCTCTATACCCCATTTCTATTATCTATTTATCTTCTTTTCCCTTAACCTCTGTACCTCCAATGTACGATGAAGATTTCTCGTCTCCAACCTTAGATTCAAAAGTCTTTATTTTTTGGGAAATTTTATATAATAAAGCACACTTTTCATACTCTTCACATTGGGTAAAATAATTAATACCTAATTGTAAAGCCGTGTATAAATATTCGTCTGAATAGTATTTTAATGCGTTTATATGCGCGACCTCATCCAAGTTAACGTTCTGTATGTAAGTCCAGGCTCTGCCATAAGTAACGAATTCTCCAGCTTCTTTAATATCATCTATATCTAATTCATTATTGCTCTTAGCAAAGAAATTTAAAACTTTTTTATTGAAATTAATATGATTTAAAACTAATTTTTTATACATCCCTACATAATACATAGGGGACGTCTTTAGATCTTCATATGTAGTCTTACCCTCCCCAGAAAGATCATCATTATCATGAGAAAATAAACCAAATATATTATCTATACTTACCATATAATTATTTTATGTTTTTTTTGAAATTCTACTAAGTGCATACTCCCACTTTTCAGCTACTGTTTTATGTTTATGTTTTTCTTGGGAATCCATTTTTTTACATTGTTTTTCAAATTTATCCCTAATTCCCATTCTTTCTACCTCTAAGTAGATTTCCATTATGGTATCTTCGTATGCAGACATTTTTATTAATTTAGAAATTACTATCAATATATGTTATAAATACTAGTATTCCAAATGATTTTGGAAATATTTTCTAGTACCCTTTCTATTTTTTATAATAAATAATCCATTCAATTTTAAATTATCAATATCATCCGTTATACATATTAACCCCCCATAAAAATCATATATATAATGCGTTAAATCTTGCGTATACTCGCCGACCTCTACACTCCCATAACAGTTGTCGAAAACGGGATTAAATGCTATATAATCATTATTTCCAATTAAATCTAAATTAATAGAATTATTAGCTCCTACAGCACTAACTGTAACTATACAGTTTTCTTGATAATATTGAAATGCAGAATTAAAACAATTAAAGGGATCATTCCAATCTCCAAAATAATAGGTAATAGTATCATTCAAACCTAAAGCAGGATAGAAAAAAGTAAAAGCAGAAGCTGGTATTAGGCAGTTGGTTCCACCAAAGCCAAACCCCAATTGCATAACATATATAGAATCATTAGAAGGCACCCAGAAAGGTGTACTAGAATTGCTACAATTGTTATCATTTAAAGTTAAAGTAATAGTTTCTTCATCCCAATTAATATCTAGAAGTTCTAGATCACACGTTGAAATTTGTGATAATAATGATGAGGAACAAACAAAAAACGCCCAAAAGAAAAAGAGATTTTTCATTGAAATATGTATTAAGTAAATTATAGGGATTGACAACTTTTTGTCATTAATACATATGGGTAGGCAAGGAGAGACTTGAACTCTCATGTAACCAATTACTCTTTCTACAAGGTATAAGCTTGAGGAGATACATGCCTATGTGGTGAACCCGGTAGGATTCGAACCTACGACCGATA